CTGGCGATAGGCCCGATCGAATACATCCTTCGGCGACCAACTGATATAGCCGGCGAAATCAGGGTGATTTGACTGGCCACCGTCGACGTACTCGACCAGATAGCCGGCGTCGTCCGGGTTCTCATCCTTCGGCACCTGCCAGCCCCGGAACTCGTTGTATTCCTCCCGAGTCATGGGCATGGCGTTGATCTGCTTCACTCCGATGTAGCGGTTCATTCGTCGCTCCCGGTAGCCGACACGGGAGATTCCGTCGCGGCGCCGATCCAAGCCAGTTGGCTGCGCAGCTCGTAGCCCATCAGCGGCCATATTTTCGCTACAGCATTCTGCCGGGCGATCTTGCGGCCTATCTCTGCGTCGAAGTTCTCCGGGCTGGCGCAGGCGCTCTCACCGGTTACGGTGAAGCCGTTCTTCAGAACGATGACGCAGAAGGTAAGAAGCTCAAGACATGGGAATTGGGCGACAGATCCGCCAACGTGCGGATAGTTTGCAGCCGAAGTTGTCATCAATGCACCCGCGGCGCCGTCGTCAGCGGTGAAATAGAACTCGCCAACAATGTTCGCCTCAATGTCAGCCGGCGTAATGCGCGGCGCAATCAATCCCTTGGCTACGATTTCCTGCTCGATAGTTTGGTCAGTCATTTGCTTTTACTCCGTGGTTGAAAACTCAAATAGATTGCAGGTTGCCGTCGTCTTGACAGCAAACCCACCGATAGAGCAGCTATTGCTGACTTCTTTGACGCGTGATTTCCAAAGCGAATCAATCCGCTTTTCTTTGAAGCGTCTATGCTTGCAGTTGCCACAAACCGGACTGATTACGGTTTCCGAATACTTCTGAAAGTCTTTCGCGTCTGACTTCTTGCTCACTTGATTCCTCCTTCAATGCCGGCATTCACGCCGACATCCGGGTTAGCGGGATGGCCAGGATTGGCCGTTGATCGGTTTGATTTGTGCACAGGCTCCGTCAGAATTCGATCAACAGGCCATCCATACTGCAACCTGTTGCAGATGACGTGTCTCGGCCATCCCTTCCTCTCCGACCAGACGGAAATAGGATAAGACTCTCCGTCAAACGTCAGAATCGTGTTGTGTCGTGTATTTCTTCCGTTCTCTAGTGGAGTTGCCCATCTGCAATTTTCTTGACTGTAACCTTCGTTATTATTCTTTCTGTCTATCTGCATTCCATCAGGGCGGTCGCCCATGTCTGCCAAGAAATTCAAATAGTCCATCCACCTTTCGCAGACACGAATTCCTCGCCCGAAATACCACTCTCTATTTTTACCAGTTGCCGCGCTGCTGCAACGCTGAATCATTCCTGACCATATGCGCCACGTCGGAGTTTTTGACTGTCCATGTTTGAAATTTTTACTTGCCGTTACCTCTGCTGATCTGCATCCGCAAGATGTTGAATTTCCGGATTTCAAATTTTTGACAAACACGATCCGCTCTGTTCCGCAGTCGCAACGGCACAAGGCTCGGCGCATGCCGTTGCTTTTTTCAACCTCATGAATGATTGTGTATCTACCGTATTTGTCAGCCATTTACGCCACCCTCTATTCCCAAGTTCATTCCGGCGCCTGGATTTTCTAGTCGAGCCGGAAATTGCGGTGACGTATTGCGCCGGCCGAGAATTTCACGCGCCGTCGATGGTTGCTGCCGCTGGATAGCTTCTACCTGCTGCGTATCCAGTTCGGCCGGGCGTCCTTCATGTGCTGGCATGGCGCCAGCCACAGGAACCGGCGCAGCCGGCATGATCGTTCCTCCGTTTGCATCCACGAAGCCATCCGACTGCAACAGGATGTCGGCCAGCGGCGCCGTCTGCGGAATAGCCGTGATGGTCTGTGCTGTCTGGATGGCGCCGAACTGAGCCTCGACGTTCTTGTTGACCGACTCGGCGTTCGTCTTCTTGACCTGGGCATCGATGAGCGGCTTCTTCATATCCAGTTCGCGGGTCTTCAGTTCAAACAGCATCTTGGTCCGCTCTTCCTGCCGAGCCTGATCTATGCGCTGCTGGATCTGCTCTTCGCTCTGCTGGCCATCGCCAATTTCCTTGATGGCCTTGATGATCTCCTGCTTGTACGGCACGTCCATCAGGCTAAACAAGTGCGGCATCATTATCTTTTGGTACTCGGGCGGCGCCGACTTGAACGCTTCTGACATCGCCGCAAGCTGGTTGGTTCGGAAGCTCGGCGTACTCGGCACATCGGCCAGCGTGACTTTCAACTGCGTGCGCTGCACATCGTTGTCCAGATACTCGATGCCGGTATCCGGATCAACGGACGGCACATTAAGCTGAACAACCTTGTCATCCTTGAGCGACTGGCCATCAATGAAGACCGATTCTTGGTTGTTTCCCATGTCCTCGATAATCAGCGATAGCAACAAATCGCCGACTGCCTGCCGGGATTCCTTGAAGTTGTCGTTGATGTCGGCGAGGTTCTGGCTTGTCTGCTCGACCAATCCGGCCTGCATCACACCCGATTGCGACTGGGCGCCCTGCCCCATGAACGCATCGCTGATATTGCCGACACGCTTGATCCCTTCGCGGGCATCAACCAGACGGTTGAACTGCTGCTGATTCAGGTCGAAGTCGCGCTCAACCTTGAAGACGCCACCTTGGCGCATGGCCTCGGGGTCAAGAACAATGTCGGCATCCGGTCGGCCGACTTCATCGCGGAACGTATCATCATCATCCAGCACGGCGCCATCGGTGCGGGTCGTGCGCGTGGCCGACAAGCCCCATTGCATCCGGGCGATACGGGCGTTCACCTCGTCTTGCAGGTAGATCATGCCGCGAATCAGGCCATACGGTACGTTGGTGCGGTCCTCGCGCTTGCCCCAAAACGGCACATAGGGGAATTTGTTGTGCTTGTAGGGCGTCTTCATGTCGGCCAGCTTGTGCGGACCCATGAACCAAGCGAGGCGCATCTTGCCAATCACTGCCGAGGAAACCTTGACGGCGCCCAAAGCAACGGCCTGCTGGTGCATGATGTTCGCCGGGTCATACTCAATCACGCGGCCATCCGGAGACGTAATGACCGTCACGCGCTGCCAATCCCGATACCAGACCTCGAACAAACACACTTGCTGATTGTGGATGTCGCGCCATTGCTGCTCTTCAATCGACCAGCCGCGCTCATCCAGCCACGCATTCGATAGGCCAGTCGAGGCGCCACCTTCAAGGCTCAACATGCCGGGGTCAAACTGCTGCCAGCCGGCGCCCGCGTGTTCGATCAGTTCCGCCTGGGCCGGGATCATCAGCGCCGCTTGCTTGCGGTGCATCCACTTCCGGCGAATCAGGAAGCGGGAATCGCTCAAGTCAGGCTTGCCCTTCCAATCCCACCAGATTTCGTTCCGGTGGATAGATCCGCAGCGGTACTTGTACTTGAACGGGTCTTGCTCACGTGCCACCTCAACCCAGCCGATACCGACCTTGATTTCGCTGGCGTAGGCTTCGCTGCAAGCTGTATCGGCCTTGGAATGGCGCTCGGCTTGGTTAAGCCGGTAGTTCAGCGCCTCGGCCACATCGTCGTTTGCCTTGTCGCTGTCTGGAATCACACGCCAATCGGTACGCGTCTTGGCCTCCATGCCCAGCACAGCATCGATTGTTGGTCCGATAAGAGGCTCAATGGCCGGAGGCAATCCGCGCTCCTTGGCCTTGCGCATCACCTCCGAATCAAGCTGGTTGCCGTCGTAGTAGTCGCACTCGCGGTCAGCCTTCGAGCGCCACGCCGGTTGATCCTGGCATTCCTGAACCCATTGCGTGAAGGTCAGCAGATCCAGACAGCCGCAGTCTTCCTCGCCTTCTGCTTTTTCCTCGGCTTGATTCTCTTGTTCCTGGCCTGCTATCACAGCAGTCATTGGTTGCATGGTCTATCTCCTAGCTACGCGGTGCGCCAATCTGGTGTGTCTCGACGACGGCGCGGTGTTTCGATAACTGACTTGGCCCGATACCCTTGGGCGAACTGGCGGAGCGCATCTGCCGCTTCTGAATGGATGTCGTGGCGTGGATTACTTCCCCAGCATCCAAGGCGGGCGTTCCATTCCTTCTTGTAATGGCTAATATGGGCAATTCCATCCTTACAGCCAGACTCATCGAACGTGCATTGCCCGAATACTTCGCGGGTCTTCTGGATGCCGTGATTCACATCCTCGACGCGGGGAACAATCACCCAATTGCCGCCAATCTTGAACTTGATCAGCTCATCGAACGGCGAGGCTATTTTGTCTCCCTGCTGCCGCTTGTGGTCGCCGTCGTGCGGAAGGTAGTGAGTACCCCACACATAGCCGAGCTTCTGCATTTCCTTGATGAAATAGCTGTACGGCTCGCCCCAGCCCTCAATGAACTTGACGAAACGGTTCTCGGCGCCAATGCGCTGATGGAACCAGATCGCGGTTCCATCCGAATTTCCGATGTCCCAAAAGGTATTTACCGGCGTGTTGTCCACATGCGGGAACATGCCAATGCGGCCGGTCTTTCTGGCGGCTGCAAGTTGCACGGCGTAATAGGTGCCTTCGGTCGATTGCTGAAAGGCTTCCTTCGGCGTACTTGGATACTCTTGCCACATCCGCTCGTTTTGCCCGGAGAATGTTTCGTCTCGGGTCGATATCCACCATGCGCGCTGCTCAGGCGTAATCACCTTGCCAAGCTCTGCCTCGATCTGATCGAAGTATTCATGCTCTTTCTGGCTGATGATGACACCAGCCGCAGGCATGGAATATCCAACCTCATCGTGCCACGGGAAGAAGTGGAATCTGTATTGCTTGGGAGTTAGCTTTGTTTTTGCGTTGTAGTGCGCCTCGGCTCGCTGGCTCTTGTCGTAGAAGTCTCCGTCCTGGCCTTCGGCGGTAGATTCTATGAACACCATGCCCGTGTCAGGGACGGCCGGAAGCGTTCCGGTTACGACTTCCTCTGCGCGATCCGGGAACTTGGCGCAGATCTTCCCGTATTCTGAGATGTGCAGGTAGTGGATGGTGTCGCCGCGCATCGACGTTCCGACGGTAATCGTGCTGCCGTTCTTGAACACCATCTCTCGCACGCTGCAGGTGGTAAGAGGGTTGGCGTCGCGCAGCGCCTTGGGTAGCCGGTCGTAGGCGAACTTGATCTTCTTGAAGATCTTCTTCGCCGCGTCGTCGGTATGGGCTATCACGCCGATGTTCAGGTTGGGCGTGAACATGGCGAAGTCTAGGAACAGGAGCTGGATCAGCGTCGTAAAACCAAGTTGCCGAGCCTTGAGGATCAGGTTCTTGTAGTGCAGGCGCTCCAGTAGTCGCCGCTGAGCCCTGTTCGGCTTGAACTTGACAACAACGCCGTCACCATCTTCGTCTTCATCATCAGCGCTCTTGGTCTTGATGTAGTAAAGGTTTTCAAGCCGCCACATTGGAGATTTCATGGCGACAGAAAACTGCTCTTCGCTCATTTCGTCCATTGGCGGGAACGAAACGTCAGCCATCATTCTTCAACCGGCTTAAATGTCTTGCCGGCGAGTTGCCCCATCAGCAGATGCAGTGGATTCTCGGAATCACCCTTGAGCGTTACCTTATCGTTAAACATTCCAAGGTGCCGGCCGATGTCGACCAGAGCGGCGCGCTTGTCGTGCATTTTTATCTTCAGGCCTTGGGCAGTCTGGCTTACCTCGGAGATTGATGCTGCAGTAGCGTCGTCGATTTCATCGCTACCGACCAAAGCAACGCCGTTGGCAATCTCTACCGCGCCTGATTCTGGATCTTTGACGGCGATTCCATCGCCCCATTTAACGGCCTTACGGATGTCGGAAAAGCCGATTTTCGCAAGCTCGGCAAGTACCTTGTCCTGCGTTATTTCGGTGCGCTTCTCGCGGGCCTTTATGCGCTCATCGATGGCGGCCTGCACAATAACATTCGATAACAAGCGGCTTGACTGCTCTTGCGCTGTCTTTGCGGAGTATCCGGCCCTGATTGCCGCTTGCGTGGCGTTCAGGTCAATCAGATATTCATCCACGAATCGCGCCACTTTTGGCGTCATCTTTCTGGTCTTAGTCTGGCGTCTCTCCGCTGACTTGCAATCAACGGGAGGGCGCTTCGCTTTCCCGTCAGCCATGGCCAACCCCATGCGGATTCACGAACGGGCGAAAGTTCCCTACCCGGTACGTCAGGCCAAAGCCAAGGAACTGGAAGGCATCGACGCTACCGGTTCCATCGAACTCTTCGCCGGGCTGAACATCGTCCATGCTGCAGGCGATTTCATAGTCTCCCCATTCGGATAAACTGGACATGACAGGATTACCGACATAGCGCAGCGCCACATCCTCGGTGATAAAACGAGGAACGATGAAGTCCAAGGCAAACAGCAGAGTAGTTATCGCCCTGTCGAAAAGATCAACCATTGGATACCTCCTTGGCGGCGAGCACTGCCGCCACGCGCGTACCAATCACCGCAATGGCCATGCTCCAGAACAGGCAGTCGGAAAAGTCCTCGTAAGGGATAACGACCTTCTGGCACTCCGTTGTCACCGTCAGCGTGCGCTCCGCGTCGTTGGCCTTCACATCAAGGCTCATGCCGGGATTCCCGCAACATTCCTTGATTCCGTCGATCATCCGTTGCCAGTTGTGCGCTCTACCGAACAGTTGCATGGTTGCCTTCCTTCGCATTCATGGCCTGGGCGAGAATCTTCCCGACCGCCTTCTTGTCCTTGCCGAGTTCGCGGGCGATTTCCGCCTTTGATCGCCCTGCCCTGAACATATCCATGACCCTTTGCCGCTCCCCGATTGCTGCGCAAGATTCGTTTGCCATTTTTTACCCGTTTGCTATACTGTGATTGCCTACTGTGCAGCAACCATTTTACATCGGAGTGCAAAATGTCAAGCATGAATCGTCAAGAGTACGAAAAATCCCGGCGCCTCTACCGGGACAACGGGCGCTATGCCCTTCGCTGGATGGATGAGTCAGCCCGGTTGGTCTTTCAGCGCCTACATGTCAGACGCGGCGAAGACTGGCTCGAAGAGCGCGCTGACATGTACCGGATATTCCGCAAGGTCGGCATCCATTGCGATGCGCGCAATACGCGACGCTTCCCTGAGTAGCTAGGCCCATGCCCCTACCGGGGGCATCCACCTATCCACTCGCTTACGGAGAGCGAATCATGAGTAATCAACAAACTAAATTTACCGTCACCCTTGCCGATTTGCGCAAAAACGGAGCCTGCATCGGCGGATACAACAAAGTTGTTCGAGCCATCCAAGGAAAGCCATTCTCGGATGATGATGGCGAACGGGAGACGTATATCCGATTCCCCAGTAAAGACCTGATAAGTATTGTTTCAATTCTAGCCAGCAACGGAATTGAAGATGCGATATGGGCATTGTGTTGCATCGAAAACGCGGGACGAGACAGAGACATTCGACTATTCGCCGTTTGGTGCGCTCGTCAAGTAGAACACCTGATGACAGACCAGCGCAGCAAAGATGCCTTGGATGTCGCAGAGCGCCACGCCAACGGATTAGCTACTGACGGCGAACTGGCCGCAGCTTGGGCCGCAGCTAGGGCCGCAGCTAGGGCCGCAGCTAGGGCCGCAGCTAGGGACGCAGCTAGGGACGCAGCTAGGGACGCAGCTAGCGCCGAACAATCAAAAATGTTGATCGATATGTGTGAAGGTCGCGCCCAATGGCAGAAAGGAGTCTGACCATGAAACGCCAA